TTAGGCTGATAGCTGAACGCTGACAGCTGAAAGCTCCATCGGTACCTTCACGTTGTAGGTGATGACCGGATGATAGATGCCCTTCACGTGGTTCTCACCGACCATTTCCGCTTCAACGAGGTTCTTGACCCGGCTGTAGGTGCGCTGGCTGATGAGGATCTGCCCGCTTTTTGCGAGCGATTCCAGTCGGGCCGCGACGTTGACCTGGTTTCCAATGACGGTGTAGTCCTTGTGGAGGTCCGATCCTATGTTCCCGACCGTCATATACCCCGTGTTGATCCCGATCCCGATCCCCAGATCGTGGCCGTAATGGCGCCATTCCCGCTTCAGTTCGGCCACCTTCCTCTGCATGTCGATGGCCGTCTTCACCGCCCTCTCGGCATGGTCCGGCATGGGGATCGGATCCCCGAAGAATACCAGCATGCCGTCTCCGATGATCTTGTTCAGCGTCCCTTCATACTGATGGATGATCCGGGTCATCTCGGAGATGTACTTGTGGAGGAGATGGAAGAGTTCCTCCGGTTCCAGGTTTTCGGTAAAAGATGAAAAGCTTCGGATGTCGGAGAAGAGCACCGTCATCATCTTCCTCTGCGGCTCTGTGCCGAGCATCCCTCCGGTCGCCAGGATTTTCTCCGCGATCTTCGGGGAGAGGTACCGCATCAGCTCGTTGTAGTTCCTGAGCTGTTCCACCTGGGTGTTCACCTTGGACTCAAGGTCGCGGCTGAAGAGGATCAGTTCCTCCTGCGCCTTCCGAAGCTCGGACGTCCTTTCCTCCACCTTCTGCTCCAGGGTCTTCGCATACTCGTCCACCCGTTTCTTGGCCTCCATCAGCTCTCCGTTCACCCCTTCCAGTTCGCTGTAGGCCCTGTTTCTTGCCCGTACGGTCTCGCGGAGCCGGTTAATGGTCTCGATCAACCCCGTGCCTGACTCCTCGTGGTTCTCTCTTGGGCGGAAGAGCTGGGCGACGCGGTTCCGGAAAGAGAACCGGTCATAGGTGATGTCCAGGATGAAATAGGGTGCCTTGAAGATCTCCCCCGCCTTCAGGAGGACCCTGTTTCCGGCCCGAACGGTCTCGGTGATGAGAAGTCCATCCACGGCCTCCCCCTGATCGCTCGATCTCGGACTCTCCGTTTCCACGTATCTGCCGAGGTAAACCGGAATGCCGGCCACCTGATCCGGGCAGAGGAGTACCCTGCGTCCGACCTTCTTGCGGAGCGAGTCCGCCGGATCCCTTACCCAGAGGCAATCGGACTCCACCCTGGCTTCGAGCTGAAAGGGGGCGAACTCAGGCTCCTGGTTCAAGAGGATCTCGGGGTCGTATGGATTGAGCGGCTGTCGAATGACTGCAGGCCTGAGGCCCCATATGCACGGGATGATGGAGATGATTCCCCTGGAGAAAGGATCGCCGACAAAGTCCTTGTGCACATCGATATCTTCGTGATGGTGAATCCTGAGGACCGTCCGAATCTTCCTGCAGTTCTTGGAATAGGTGGGAGGGAGGATCACGTCGAGTTCCTTGGTGTCCGTGAAATTCTTGTTGAAGAAGGGGAGCCTCCTGAAGCCTTCGCTCGGACCTGCGAAAACGCGGGCGAAATGGTCCAGACGGCCCCAGGAGCGCAGGGGTGCGGCCGAGGCGCCGCAGTAAAAGTAAAAGTAGGGCTCCCCGGTCATCTCCTTCCCGCGCCGGAAGACACGGACAAAATTCTCGTGTGTGGTCCATTCATCCTCGTTCAGGAAGAAGTCTTCGCTGGAAGGAAACCGTTCGGTCGGGTAGGGAAGGCCTTCGAAAAGGCCGTTGGAGTGCCCGACCTTGCTGCTGACATATGCGGCGATCATTCGGATGTTGCGGTTGCTGATGCATTCGACCCGGCTCATAGGGGCACCCCGCTCGTGGTCTTGGCAGCAGATAGCACCGAATATAAAGCAAATGACGTGCCAGGTTTCCCCAAGCTGATATTCCGAGGGTTTTTGCAGGGGAGGCTGGGTGGGACGCCTTCGATTCCGGTCACGCCTGCACAATTTCCAGTGCATTCTGCCTCGAACCCCCGCTGCTCGATTGCTAGCGTCCACCCCCTTTCCCTACTCCTCACGCCCCTTTTTGTTATCTTCCCCTCCCCATCTCTACTATTTCTTCCCACACTCCCATTTTTCTCATCCTTTCCACGCTCCCGGATCCGATTCCTTGTTTTCCCCACGCCCTTTTTTCCTTTCCGTTCCCACGCTCTTCATTTTCTTATCGTCCCCACGCTCCTGTGTGGGGACGAAGGGTCGCGACGATCCCGCATCCGATTTGAACCGGTGCGCCTCTTATCTTTTGGCGCATAACCAATCCGTTGCAGCCTGCATCTTATAGCCTGCATCTCCCTTGTCAGCATTTCGCCTTGACAAAAATGGACGGCCGTATACAATGAATTCGTTCGAAAATCGGGACGTAGCGCAGTCTGGTAGCGCATCTGAATGGGGTTCAGAGGGTCGCTGGTTCAAATCCAGTCGTCCCGACCAGAAAGGTAATTTAAAAGAGCAGGTTAGCTGAACAGCAAACCTGCTTTTTTTTCGTAAATTTCCCCTCTGTCTAGCTTCTGTCTAGCTGTCCGGTGAAAGCTATTCTGCGACAAAATGCAAGATATTCTGCGACAAGAATTTGAGGCCGGATCGAAGGGCGCAAAAAACCTGTTCGATCCGGCACTTGCCGCTCGACAGGTCGATTTTTGCAGGCTGATGCTTGGTTTCTAGAAGTTGCTGACCAGCAGCTCTCTTCCTTCGGTGTTCTCCTCCTTCGCAGCCGTATACTTCAAGGTCACCACTCTGACCTTAAATCGCTCGAACGTCTCCCTCATCTCGGGGACGTCGTTGATGCTCAGAATGAATCTGCTCTTTATCCCGGACAAGACCTGGGCCATTTCCCGATAGTCTCTCAACTCCAGGTTGTGGGCGTAGTAAGGCGCCTTGTAGTAAGGCGGATCGAGATAGAAGAAGGTCCGATCCTTGTCGTACCTGGAAAGGAACGCTTGCCAGGGCAGGTTCTCGATAGTCACTCGGGCAAGCCGCAGGTGAATGGCCGAAAGCTCCTCCTCGAGGCGAATCAGGTTGATCCGAGGGCTCCTCAAAGGTCCTGATCCGAAAGTCCTTCCCTTTACTCTCCCAGCGTAACAAAGCCGCTGAAGATAGTAGTACCTGGCCGCGCGCTGGATGTCCGTCAACCCACCCGCCTTCTGCTGGCGCTTCCCAGTCCTCGAACCATTCCCTCGAGGCGAGCACCCACTTGAATTGCCTCAAAAACTCTTCCAGGTGGTGCTGTAAAACCCTATAGAAGGCGACCAGGTCGCTGTCCAAGTCGTTGACCGTCTCAAATTTCGAAGGCTCTTTCCGGAAGAAGACCCATGCAGCCCCGCAGAACACTTCGCAATAAGCCTGGTGCTCCGGCATCATTTTGATGATCGTTTCGGCGAGTTTGCTCTTCCCTCCGATGTAGGGCAAAGGACTGTTCACAAATCCCCCTTTCCAGTAACGGTGATCTGCGATATAACCCCGCTCGCCTGGATCCAGGCATAGGAGCAGATCGCCTTGTGCGGTTGATCCGATGTTGGCGCATCGGGTCAGTGGGGATGTCTGCCACATCCTCGCCTGCTCCTCTTATTTATCCAACATGCTTCTCAAAACCGCCTTCAACTCATCAATGTTCTGGGCCGCGTCGACGGCCGTCCGGATCTGCAACTCGAGTGGGTGCGTTCCGGACCAAGGAACCCTCACGGCCGTAACGGTCGATTTGGGACCCGTACTAATCCTGCAACCCTCAGCGATCCATTTTTCCATTTCGATCAGCGATGCCTTTGCGCTAGGCGGCGCGGCCGGGTACATATCGCGCAGAATGTCTAGACGATAGGATGGTTCCTGCGCACTCACGAAATCCTGCAATGCCTGCCCCGCGACTCCAGTCGGCGCAACGTGTGTGAATTTGCAGGGTTGCCCGTCAACCATCACGGTAACGAATACCCACTGTTTTTCCGGGTCAATGGGCTTGCTGCCGTTTAGGATCACCTCGGCATATGATGCAGGTGGGAGCATAATGAGAGTGAAAAGCGCCATGAAGAACCACACGCCACAAACCTTGGTTGCCGATCTCATCTAAACCACCTCCTTCATTTGTATTGGATTCCAAGGATGTCCACGAAGATGGCCGACCAGGTACTCCCTCGCCGAATCGCAATGTCTCCGCTGATTGCATCGCAGGGTTGCCAGCCAGAGTTAGACATCATCTGCGAGATAACCTGTGAGTGAAGAATGACTCCATATCTAATCGTTGAGGTGAGGGTCGAAAGGTAAAGGGCTTGAGAAGCAGACGCACAGGTCCCACCGATTGCCGCATATATGGCATTTACGCCTTTGGGAACAACTCCCTTGGATTCCGCCTCGAGGTTTATAGTGGCATCAGCGGAAAGATTTACCGAGTTGAAGTTATAGAGTCGAATATAGTCCGACTCAAACCACACTATCTCTCCTGGAGGTGCTATGTAATTGCCTTTACCAATCGCGTTCCCATAAACGAGAATCGGCTCGGTAAAGTAGAAAGAGGTCCCGCTGGGGCCTATCATTTCCGGACGGATATAAAACGCTCCGGCATCGGAAGGAATTTCGTAGGTTTTCTCAATCCATTCCCATTGTCCGTTCCCGGAGTGCGGGTCCGATGTTACCCCACTCATTCCTCCTCCAGCGCCACTGTTCAGGGTCCAATAGAAACTATTTGCCCGATAGCACCTGACCCAACTTGCCACTGTGACTGTCCGGCCCGCGTATTGCTTGTAATTCGAGGATATGTTCCACCCCTTCGGCCAATACCAAGATGCATCTGCATCCGAGCTCTTAATGACCCAGGCAGAGTACAAACTTCCGTCGCGTGCCCCCTCACCCGTCTGGACACGATATGCGCTATAGCTACCAGTGGCGTGTCCCCAAGTATCAGGGGTTTTCAGTGAACCTCCTGGCCCGGTTAAATAGATATTTGTGACCCCCGTGTAGACTCCGGTCGAATGCAACTGAAACTGAGTTTGCCCTGTGACACTTGTAACTTCGTAGACGCTTACCCCCGTATCTCCCGGGCTTGAACCGCTTCCTCCGAACGTGAACAGTTGCCCCACCTCTATAGTAAAAGAGGGAGAAGCTGCCAGAATAACCTGCCCAGCAGAGATCGCGTCAACGGACACACCGCTCAATTTGTGAGGTGCGTCCGAAGCACTCCACGCCCCAAATCGGCTGTTCGTCAGAAGGTTAATCCGATAAGGCTGGGACTTGCTTGCATTCAGCGGCCCCATGTTCCGGATGTCCTTCATGCGGGTAACATTGCCCGCCTCGCTTTTGGCGATCGCGATCGGCACATACCAGCCGGAAACCGACGAGGGCGGATAATGCTCGCCGGCTCTCACGTCCACCGTCGCGCCCGTGGTCGACCCGGGCAGGGCAACGGCCGAGATCCAGATTATATCGGTGTTGTTTGGCACCGTGGTCGCGCCGCTTGCCATCGTGTAAACACGGTCGTTCACGAAGAGCGTTGCGCCAGACCAGCTCAAGACCAGCCCTGTCGCAGCATTGCTGGGGCTGGCGCCGGAAAGGAAATGATTACCCTTCAGCATGGGAGCGATGTTCACCTCCCAAGTCCTTTGCGCGATCCGGTACGCGTCATCCCAGCCCACGTCCCCGCGCCCGGGCAGCTCGATAAAAAACTCGTCGCTCCATTCGCTCGTGGCCATTGCTTTTTGAGGTGAAGCAGCCGCAATCAGCAAAACAAGGACAGCCACGCAAAGGAACATCGCTCTTCTCTTCATGAAATCCCCCTCGCTCCCCCTTTACAGAAGGGGGAAACATTATCAGCTGAACGTGATTACCCAGGTCAACACCATCGAGTCTCCGGCGCCCTTGTTCTTGACCGAGAAAACGCTGCGACAAAGCATCACCCCGGCGCCCGCCTGGTTGAAGATTGCGGCCTCGGTGATGGCGCCAGTGCCGTCGCCGGCCGCCCAGGTGCAAACATAAGTGACCTTGTTCGCGTCCGCTCCGCTGCCCTGGGTGGTCGAATCAAGGGCATTTCTATCCGCCTCAGCCTGCAGCGCGGTGTCGCCGGCGGCTGCGGCCGTTGTACCCGTACCAATGGCCATGTGGCTCATGGCCGCATTGCCCTGGTCGCTCATCTGGTCGGCAATGTGGTAGAGCCCCGTGTTCACCACCAGGTTGGGAACCGTCTCGCACAATTTCAAAGAGCCGTCGGGCCCGCGGATCTCAATGGTGACCTGCCCGATCACCCGGACCCCTGAGCGTATGAACGCCCCCACGTTCTCGATGCTGCCAAAAACCAGGCGCGCCGCCAGAATGACGAACCAGAATCTCTTCTTTGCTTTCGCGATCCATCGCACAAGGCTGGTGATCATGAGTTGATCTCCTTTGCTGGCCTTTGTGCTGGATTGCGCTATCTGCGCTGTCTGGCGGGCCTTAACGAGTAGTTATTTGGTGAGGAGAAGCTTCCCCCCCTTCGTCTCGTTCAGTAGGTACTTTTGCCCCTTCCAGTAAATCTCCAGGGGAAAATGAGGTTTTGCCACCGGCCCACCCTTGCTGGACCATGCATGGTTGATCGTAAAACGATCGCCCTTACACATACGTGGGAGGGTCTTTTGCAGTTTTCCATTGTGGTACACGAAAATGTCCAGGCCAGGATCTCCTGATTCTCTGTTCACGACCTCAATCTTCAGCTCAAACGTGCCTTCGGCCTTAAACCACAGTCCGTCTGGCAGCGGCACGTGAGATACGATTTCGACCCTGGACCCTGGACCCTGGACCTTCTCTGACCCCTGACCTCTGTCCTCTGACCCCTGGCTCATTTCCACCCCTGATCCGTCTTCAGCCTACTTCTTCCCTTCTCGTACGCGCACAGCATCCTAAGACACAGCGGACAACGCAGGTCCGTCCTCACTTCCTTCTGCGTCTCCGTGGGCACGAACTTCCTTCGCCCTTTGGCATCGATGCTCAGGTAATATGGTTCGTGTCCGCAGTGGATCCCAATCACCTTCGGCGCCCGCTTGATCTGCACGTCTAGATGATCCTGCGTCCGAACCCTGTCCTGCAGCCCGGCGATCGCTCTAACAAAGTTTTTCACTTTCTCTTTCATTGAACTTCTCTGCGTCCCTGCGTCTCCGCGCGAGAACATCCGCTTACCTTCCAAACGGCACATTACCGAACCCGTCATCCACCCACGAAGCCGGGCTCCCAAAGCCACTGCTGAAAATCAGCTCATCCGTCACGGTCACCGTGTCGGCCAGCGCACAGCTCAGCGCGATCGCCAACTCATCCACGCACGATACGAATTCCTCCGGGTTATGATCCATCGCGCTCTGTGACCCGAACTGGCTGTCCCCGAAGGCCCCCATGCCGAACCCGCTCCCGATCTCGGAGTCCAAAAACTCCCGAACCTGCACGGTATCCCCCAACATCACCTCCATGTGGGCGGCCAGGCTGTCGGTCACGGTCACCATGTCGCTCTGGGTAAGCGCCCAAGTCACCACAATCGCAAGCGCCTCGCTCACACTCACGGTGTCGCTAAAATTGAACCCAAACTTGAGCAGATCGGAGACGCCCACTCCGTCGACAATCGTGTCATTGAACGCTAATGTGATGTGCAGCAGATCACTCACCTTCACTGTGTCCTGCTTCGCCACCTGGATCAGCCTGTACCATGTCTCCATCACGAACCGCAGCAGGTTTGCCCGGTGCAGCTTCCCGCTCCCGCACACCCGCTCGATGCCGGCGATCCTCATGGCCGCCTTCTGCAGGTTCGTGAAAGCGTGGGTCAGGCGGATGTGGTCCTCTTTCTGCAAGTCGAAAGCGGGCAAGAACGCCTCGATGGTGTAGAACGAGCTCGGCGCCCCGTCCTCCAGGTAAAATGCGGCCAGGTCCGCCGCCATCGCCGCATCGCGCACCAGGTCGAACCGAAATTTCTCCGGGTTCTCCCGGATCCCATGCCTGGCAATGCTCTCGTTGTCCTGCGCCGGCGACATGGAGAGATACGCCTCGATTCCGGTCTCGTCGCTGGTCCAGTCTCGGTAGTAGTAGAGATGCACGCGGTTGATGATGTCCTGCACCCTCTTTCGCTCCATGCTCATGCCCTTGAGCCTGAGCGGGGCGGAGGCCTGCACCCAGGTCTTGTCATAGGTCCAGTCGCCCTGAAATTCCCGGATCTTGATGAGCGCCTGCCCCGCGTCCCAGAACCAGCGCGACCGGCACTCCCGGGAGAGCTTTTTTTCGGCCTCCCGTACGGTGAGATCTCCGGGTAGCACACCGTTGAAAGTGTAGTCCTCCGCCGCATATCGAACGCCGGCGGTCGCGAAAGAATCGGTGTCGATGTTCGTCTCAGGCAGCCCGCCCCGGTTCATCAGCAGGTATTTCCGGACGTGGTCCGGCCGGGTGATCAGGGCGTTGGGCGTGCCGGTGTACGTCCCGCTCGCGTCATCGATGAGCCCCTCCACGTCCGCGGTCACATCGTCCGAAAAGACGCGCTCCACGCGGCGAAACTCGATTTCGAAAAACACGTGCAGTATGAACACGGTCTGGTTGTCGATCGTTCCCTCGTACTCGATCTTCACGTTTTTGCTGGTGAACCAGCTCCAGTCCTGGTTGACGGTGCTGGTAATATCAAACGCCTCCACCACACTCTTGCTTGTCACCTCCGCGCCGTTCAGGGCGACCTCGCGGTTCTGGGTGCTGAGGTCATTCACGTCGGTCGTTGCCTTGTCCGAGTCCTGCGCGTTCGAGCCGCTAGAATATTTGGCAACACTGACACCGGTCACATTGGGCTGAATCACCGATGTGATCACGTAATCGATCCAGATCTCATAAATCATCTGCGTAAAGCCGGATGCCTGGGTGTTTTTGAATGTAAGAGAAATGGTTCCAGGACTCACGTTCACGCCGATGTAGCTATCCCCGCTTCCGGTCAACACCCAGCTCCCGTTGATGAGCACGCTGCATCCATAATTGGGCGACGTACGACAATGCAGGGTCGCCGAGTTAAAACTGGCCGGGCCGTTGATTGTGACCGCCCCCGTCTGATTGTATGGCAGGCTCAACTGCGCGCTTGCATGCCGCCTGGTCTGCTCAGATACGGTGCTGGCATGGCCGTGCGGGCTTTCCTGGGTTCCGAACGTCGGATCAGTCAAAAAATGGGAGTGCTCCCCGCTGAGGGTGTGCGAATGGCCATGATCGATATCGACCTCGGCGTCGATCGAGAGCTGCTCCTCCTCGCTCGGCCGCTCCAGGTACCCCAGCACGGCGCCGTTGAGGGTTACTTTTACACGGTCATGCTGCAGGGCCGCGCTCTGCGCGAACCACTCCACCATGAGGTACGCTTTCACGATTTCGCCCCGGTCCGGGTTTGAGGTCACCTGGTTCAGGGACAACCGCGGAGTGCTCTCGCTGATCTGGGCCGCGCTGGTGACCGATGCCGGATCATAAGCGAGGTGCGGATAGAGAGCATTGTTGTCGCCGGCGACCGCGTCGAATTGCATTTCCAGGAATGCCGAGCCCTTCGCATAATCGAGGGCGTAGGGTTTTTCGGAGAAGACCACTCTCGCCGGGTTGAGCACGGGATATGCGGTGTAAATCGAGCCCGGTGCGAGCAGCCCGGCCACCTTCACGTTCCCGATGGAGCTCACCGGCCCGCGTGAGAGCACATAGGTGAAATCCGTCACGTGCTGCTGGATCTCTTCCTGGTTCAGATGCTCGGCCGCGATCGTGCCGAGGGCCCCGCGCTGCGAGATGTAAAATGTGTCACCCGTCCTCGAGGAGTAAGTCATCCGCTCATTGCCGATCTGCAGAGAGCCGGTCTGCGCAAACCCCTCCGCGTCCAGGTCCTCGTTCGCCGTGATCTCCGTGGTGTCCGCAAGGATGGAGCCCAACAGCGTCGCCTTGGGCGCGGTCCGCACGCAGAGCGATCGCACGTACCCGGGCGCGCCGATCACGAGCTGAATATACTTGCCAAGGTCTTCCTCCTTGGAGTTCGGCCAGTCCGCCAGCTTTATCACGTCCCCCACCGGCCCGTCGTATCGCATTGGCAGCGAGACCAGGTCGACCCGCAGCAGACGGCTCACCTCCTCGGTCCCGATCGGGTCCTGGCAGACGAACCGGTCGATCAGCGCCTTGTGCGACTCGGCCAGGCCGTAGAACCACTGGTACACATCGACCAGCACGTTCTCCGGATCCTGGGAGAGAAAGCGATCGCTGAACGGGTTGTCCCCGCCGTTCCACAAGGTAATGGTGCACTGCCGGATCTCGCTCGAGTACGGGTCGCGGGGATCCCCGACGTCCCCTATCTTCCCCCAGTCCTCCACCAGGGCCTGGTACTCGTTATCGAGCCCGTCCGCAGCGCCCAGGGTCTGGTCGCTGACGTACACGTCCCCATCGTCGAAATGCCAGATGGAGAGCAGGCGCGGCCTCCTGCCTGAGGCGTTCATTGCCGCTTGAAATTGTGCGCTTAAATCGGATCTCATTCAAAAACCAGGTTCTCGCGCAGAGACGCAGAGGCGCTGAGGTTAGCTGCTTACTTCTTCAATGCGGTGCTTGCTGCTCCGCTGTTTCCCCACGTAGTCAAACCGCACCCACACCCAGGGTGGGTCCACCTTGGTCACCGTGGCCTGCACCCGCGGGGATCCCGGCCGCGTGAACTCATTTGGTACCCTCACCGTGTCGCCAATCTTGATGTCTTTTGCCTCCAACCTCTAACCTCCAACTTCCAACGTCTTTTACGGCGTTGAAACGATCTCCAGCGTTATCGCATCCGGGTTGTTGCGGTTGTACGAGGTCCTGGGCGCCCTGAACGTGTCGTCCACCCACCTGGCCGTGTGGCTCGTGCCGTCCTCATCGATGAAGGTGAAGGTCTCTACGGCGCCGTCCAGCACCGTATCGTGCCAGGTCCTGAAGTCAGCCACCTCGGTATCCGTGAGCTTCGACATCGGCAGTACGCGCTCACGAATCGTGACCCCCAGGTCTTCCACCTGCAGCTCGCCGCCCGCGGTCCGCTCTTTCACCTGCACCTTGGTCTGCGGCCGGTCCAGCCCATAGATGAGCTTACTCAGGGTCAGATCGCTGTATCCGCTTTTTCGGAAGATGGGCGCAGCCATTATTCCCCGTCCCTATAGCTCTGCCGCTCTGTCTCGGTTGCGATCGCAACCGCGTCCGAGCGGCTGATATTCTGGTTGAAATAGTTGTTCACGGTCGTACCGGCCCCGCCAATGAAAGGCCTCCACCCGGTCTCTTGCTCCGCACCACCATGCTCGTAAGGCTCTGCTCCTCCATGCATATCCCCCGGCCCGGTCCCGGCCTCTTCGGAAAGGCCATAAAGCATGGCGCCCCCTGTCCCCAGGGCTTTGCCCGCGACGTTGAATGCCCACGCAATTCCTTTGGCCAGGGTGAGCAAGCCTGAGAGGAACGAAGCAACGTCTTTCAAGGCGGGTTCCCATTCCTTGAACGAGACCTGTATGGATTTGACGTAGCTCTCCACCTCCTTCAGCTTCCCGACGATCCAGTCGGAGAGTCCCTTGGCGAAGTCCTGCATCTGGCCGCTCCACTTCGCTCTATCGAGCCAGTCAACCAGGCCGGACAGCTTCTCCTTCATGAAGTCGAAGAGACCCGATTCCATGATGAGCCTTTGAACCTCGGTCCAGTAGCTCTTGACGCTCTCGACCATCCCGCTCAGGCATTCTGCTGCTTCTTGCTCATCCCCCCGAAGCGCTCATCGAGACCCGCAAAAATGGCCTCGATCGCCTGGGCCGCGTTGAGGGAAGACGTGTCAACCTCCCCGAACCGCTCCCGCAGGATTTCGAACACGGGCACTCCGCGCTCCGCGAGCTGCATCAGCTCTTCCGCGCTCACCTTGCCCTTGGTCTGGATCTGGCCGAGCGCCCGGGCGATCCCTTCCAGCGTCTCCGCATTGCCCCCCAGGGCGCTCATGGTGTCCACAAGGGTGGTCATCTGGGCGAGCGTCGGGTCCAGACCCATAGCCCTCATCATAATGAAGCTCTGCACCGCTTTCTGGGTATTCACAGGCATCTTGAGGGCCCATTCGTTCAGCTGGTTCAGCGTTGTCGCTCCCTGGCCCTTGGTCATTGTGTCGAGGGAGAGGCGCATGTTCTCGAAGCTTGAAGCCCCGTTGATAGTCTGATTTGCCAGCAGGCCGAACCCCCCGAACCCCACCAGCGAGGCTAGGGCGGTCTTCCAGTTCATGAGCTTGTCGATAATGCCGCCGATGCCACTCTTGACCGACGCGAACGACGAACGCATGAGACGCGCGACCATGCTCGATTTGACGCGAAGGCGGTCGAGCGCGAAGATCCCCTTCAGTGCTGCGTTGCTCAGCGCCACCGACCCCTTGTCGTCGACCACCAGCTCGAGCCTTATTGTTCCGGTGTTAGCAGCCATTGTTCGATTTTCCCCTGATCTTCCCACTCCTCCGGAGTGAGATCGTTTCGCTTAAACGGATATCCGCCCAACCTCAAGAGCCGGACCCTGAGCATCTTTATGGTGTATGGGCTGATGTCGAGGTCTTCCGCGCTCTTCTTCTTTCCGCAGTTCGCGCATGCCCAGTCCAGGTTGTCGCCGAATTCGTTGCAACACTTCTCCTCTTCCTTCCTGCTGCAGATCCCCGAGCGCAGGGCCCGGAGATCCTCCATCAGTTTTTTTCAGGGCTCTCCCCCTGGTCTTCTTCGTTCTCTGCCTTCTCCCCCTCGAGGGCCTCGGCCGGGCGCTCGAACACATGCACGGCCAGAAGCTCGACCAGGTCCGAGGCGTGCTTTTTCACATGCGCTTTCCATTCCGGGTCGTAGCCCTCGGACCCGTGCGTGCTGGAGATCGGCACGTATTTTTCGCCGATCTTTCTCTCGAAGTCCCCATCCCGGATCCCGACCAGAATCGCCGCCCCGTACTTTTGCCGGGTCTCGCCCTGCCTGGATACCAGCTTGTTCCCCTCCCTGCGGACCAGGGCGTTTGTGTAACGGATGTTCTCCTCGGTCGTGGGCATGCGGTAGTAGAGCACGATCTCGCTCCCGGAGAGATTGTCCCGGACCCGCAGCTCGTTCGGTTCGTCTCCCAGTCGTCTTGCCATATCCCCCCCTCTGCGTCTCAGCGCCTATGCGCGAGATGTTCTTTATGCAGCATACGTGGCTTGCAGGTTCTTCACCTTCGCGATCACCGACCCATACGTGCTGTCCTCCAGCACCAGCAGGTCCCCGGCCTCGGCCAACCGCTTTCCGTCCACACTGATCGGCGCGCTCAAGACCGCTACTGCCGGGAAGATCAGCTCCACCTGGTACTTGTGCGGGCTGTCGTAGACCGCACCCTCGGCAAGGATGTAGAGCCCGAACTCATCGTTGTCGTCGATGTGCTGCTGGAGGATGTACTCCCTGAATTCCCGGTCCAGCTTGATGCTCTGGGTCCTTCCTTCCCGCAGGGCCCGTGCCGCATAAGTCCCCCCGGCCCCCGGAACGAACTCCGGCTCTATCCCGTTCTTGAACGTCCATTCAAGCTGTTTGATCTCCGCCGTCATGGACCGCCCGCCCTGGAAGGCCGACCCGTCCCAGGTGCCCCCGAGCTTCAGGGTCATTTGTGATACCCTGAGCGGAGTCTCCGTCACCCGGGCCGGGAACGTGCACCATGCCGCCTCGCTCGGGATGTAGAGGATCTTGTAATCCTTGAGCACGTGTGAAACGCTCGGTGCCGAAATGGTGATCACCGCAGGCGTGGCATCGGAGACCGCCGAATAGGTAACCTCCGTCCACTGCCCCGCCGTCAGCTCCACCCGGATCCGCTGCACGTTGTTCAGCCTGGCCGCCGCGCTCGCGCCCTGCACCGCATTGGCCGCAAGCGTAAGGCTTGTGGCATCCGCATAGGCGTTGACCGTCTCCTCGACGATGTTGTCGCTGACCTTCCCGGTGCCCTTGATGTCCGCGAGAATCTTGCACCATTCATCCTTGCTGAATGTGGCCGTGAACCCGTCCACGAACATCGAGGCGAACCGTCTCTTTAGCACGGTGGATCCGAACCGCATCGCCGCGGTAAAAGACGGGTTGGACCGGTCCGCGTCCAGGTCCCCGGCGATCGGCGTGATCGTGTGCTGGTACCCGGTTCCGGCCGCGGCCGTGGCGATCGACCCCAGCGCATAGGCCATAAGGAAGGCAAAGTGCTGCGGCTGGGCCTTATTGAAGGTGAACCGGGCCCCCGACTTCGCGCCCAGGTCATAGACCAGGTCCGGCTCCTCGTAACCGGTCGCCTCCCCGGCGTTGCTCTCCCTTCGGGGCTCCAGATTGATCACGTCCCCCATGTCGCAAAGGAGGGTCGTGTCCAGGGTCTGCTCGGTATTGATGGCGGTCTCCTTGTTGTTGGCCGAAACCGCGATCAGGTTGTGCGTCGCCATGAAGTTTCTCATTTCTTTTTACCCCTCTGCGTCTCCGCTTCTCTGCGCGAGACGTCTTCCAGCTTTTCGAAACGGTGCGCCTCGCCCTCGGGGATCTCCCCGTATACCTTGCCCCGCTTGAACTTCCTTCCGGCTAGGGGCCCATCCACCACCTGGAACTCCTCCGTGTTTTTTTTCAAGACGAAACCCATCGCTAATCCTCCACTCTTTCGATCGCGCATATCCTGCATTCCGAGTAGTGGCAGAGCACGCTTCCGAAAAGACGGGGTTCCACCAGCATGATCTGAAGCCCCGCCGAATCGGCCATCGGCCCCCAGTCCGGTATGGTTGTGAGGCACGTGTCTTTGAGCGTCACGTTCTCCTCCTCGTCGAAAGCATTCACCGCCCTTTCCAGGATCGCCTGATACTCGTGCTCTGTCGCCTCCTCGTCTTTGAGGGAATAGACACCCCTAATCAGGAAAATATGGGCGCGCTCTTTTTCCCCGAGCGTGACCTTCCGCTGGCTCGTTGCGTACCGGGTGATCATTTGCCCGTTGATCCGCTGCACACCGTCCCCATCCGTGTGCTTGAAGAGATCCAGCAGCTTCTTCCATTCAGACGACCATCTTTGGTACTGGTGAACCACGCCCACGCCCTCGACCGCTGCCAGGATGGCCGCAATCTGCTCTCTAATCTCAGCCATGCCCGTCATCCGATCCTCCGCACGATTTCCGCCGGGATCTCGTTCAGAATGGCCATGACCACGCCTTGAGAAGCTTCAAAACCCTTCTCCAGCATCCCGGCCCCTTTTGTCCCCCGTCTGGAAATCGCCCTGGCGATCAGGAACGCCACTGCTCTAGCGTCGCTCCCCTCGATCCCGAGCTTCCTCTCCACCCAATGCTCAATCGGTCCGATCGGCGGAAAGTGGGGCTTGGTCCCCAGCTCGACCGGCTCCGCGTACTCGAGCGGGTTGCCGAATACCCCCATGACCCTCTCGCCCGAAACCGAGACCCGGTCCGTCCAGGCTTCACGAAGGTGGATAGGCCCGGCGCCATAAGGCGTCCGGATCACCACCTCCCGCTCGATCACCATGAGGGCCTCGGTGATCTTCGCGATCCTCGCCTCCCTGGAGGCCTTCGGGTACTTCCGGCCGAGGTTTTCGAGGGCCGAGATGTCGATCTTCAGCTTCGGCTCGAACATGGGCTATCGCTCTTTCCTCTTGTGGGTGAGCCTGTCCGCCCCCCAGCTCGGCGCCTTGTCCTGGTCATGGGTAACGCAGGCCGCCCTGGGCACCCCTTCCTTGATGCCGATGTGGTCGTAGTAGAACTTTCTGAGGGCCTTGGCCCTCGAGGAGTACTGCTCCGACTTGCTCTTGTGGTCGACCACGTCCGCCTCGATGGTGCTGTCCCCGGTCTGGGCGAAGTAGGTCGACAGCATGTCGGCAAAGTTCGAAGCGCAAAGGGCCTGGACCGCCTCCTCGTCGATCGAGGGAATCGTGCAAGCGCCGTCGGTGCACGTATGGAGGCCCGTATAAGTCACCCTGAAGCTTTCATCCGAAGCGGGCTTTTCATCCAGGAACCGGATCGTCTTCCCCGCGGGCTTCTCGTAAATGTGCCACTGCTCGTCCAGCAGCAGGTCGGCTGTTTGGTCGGTGTCGTCAACCGGATACTCGATCTGTTTCACCACGCTGAATTCATCCGACCAGTACCCGAGCCCCGAAACCGGGTAGTCGAACCCGCCGTCTCCGGCCACGTCCTCGACCACGCGCCTCGGCTTGTGCCGCGAATAGGTCTTCAGCCCCTGGCTGATGGCCAGGATGATGTCCGGCTCTCCAAGGGGCAGCTCCCCCGGCACGAGTTTCCGCACCGCCTCGATGTAGTCCTGCCGGTTCAATTCTTGAAAACCCCCTCGATCTTGAAGGTGACGTCCGTCGTCCCGCTGATCACCTCTTTCATCCGCAGGTACTTCCCGAAGTTGGTGATCGGGTAGGCCGTCGCCCCCGTGGCGGTAATGGTCGCGATCTCCGAATGGTAGTAGTACGTCTCGTTATCCTCCGAGGTCTCCGCGACCAGGCGGAGGGCAGGGGTCCCGGTCATGGCCGAAACATTGACCAGCAGGACCCCCTCGGCGTAATTCTCCACCAGGAAACCGGTCGAGTACTCCGTTCCTGCAGTATGGGCGGCGCTTGCCTCGAAGACCTTGTTCCCGGTCTTCCTATCCGATCCCTGGACCATCCTGGGAGCGGCTAGAATCAGGGCGGCAAATAGGCCCAGGATGGCCCAGGATCGCAAGTTATGGCTAAATACGTAGGTTGGCATACGCCCCTCCGACTCCGCGCGTTCTGCGCCCCCTAATACCACTGTCCCGAGGCGACTCCGGACGAGCCGCTCCGGGGTGCATTCAGGTCAACCAGGTAGGTATCCGTACCCGTGGTCACTCCGGCCTTGGCCGCCTGGTCGGAAAGAGGCCAGGCATAACCCACGGTCTGGCTGACCCCCGTGGTAGCTGTTTGGAACACGGTAACGTGTCCCTGCACTGTTGAAAGGACAATGGGGGTCCCAATGGGGGTCACCGCGTTTGACGATTCGGTGCCGAGCCCGCAAGGCATCCCGGAGAGTAGCCCCCGCCGCACGATCTCCAGCGTGCCGTTCGCCGAAACACTGTTTCCGGCGAATCCAACCGCAGGTCTTCTGTCCGCGTCATCCGCGTCCGCCTTGTACGCCTTCCCGCTGTAGCGGTTGAGGGCCACCGCGTCCCCGAGGCTGATGCTTTCCCCGGCCGTTGCGCTGAACCTCTCCCATTTGGCCTTCCAGTGCTTGTTGGTGGTGAAGGTGCCGTTCGCCGCCACCGCGAGCTGAACCGCGAAGATCCCGGCCATGATGAGGGCCACCACGAGGAGCGGCCCGCCGATTTTACTGTCGATCCACTTCTTCATCTCTCCTGCCTCCTTATTCCTCTCCCCTTTTTGAAGGGGGATCGAAGGGGATTTCTCCGTTAACTCGTCATTGCACTCTAAACGACCGCCTTGTACCCGCTCCTGTGGTCGATCGGCGTCCCGGCATACTCGTGCCTTCCTTTGTGCCGGATCTTGTCGGCCACGAAAACCTGCTCCGCCTGGGGCGTATCGGCGATGAAAAATTCCGGCTCTTCCCTCCCGTTCAGGTAGCCCATCTCGATCATGTCGATCTGCTCCGGAGGAAGCAGCAGCCCCCAGTCGTTCGCGTCGGTGAGAAGCGGGATCACGTGGTCCTCCACCTTCCCGTAAAGGGGGTTGGGGAGTTTGGTCGTGAGGTCGTTCGCGCTGTAATAGAACTCCTCGTCCGCGATCCTCGCCATCAGGTTCATGATGTCGACGGGCCCCACCAGGTTCAGCTTGAAGCTCCCGTCGACCAGGCCGATCCTCTCCCCGCTGTCCTTCTCGGTCATCTTCGAAAGCGCCACATAGGCGGTGTACGCCGTGGCATGGGCGAGCGCGCTCGCTCCCAGGTTCCCGTGCCCGGAGGTGAACCACCCCGTGCCGTCGGAGCAGTTGCTGTTGTTGATGAACATGTTCCAGACGTACTTGCCGTGGGTCCGGGCGAATGCCCGCGCGAAGCCGTCGATGAGCCTTCGGATCACCTGGATGTCGTCGTTGATGATGGTCTTCCGGCTGATCGTGAGCAGGTTCCCCTTCTGGCCCAGCGTGTAGGTGCTCTCCTCGTCGGTGACCGGCGCGATCTCCCTGTAGTCGGCCGCCTCGGGATCGACCGTCTCGATGTCCGGGAATCCCCCCACGAGCACCGCCTCCTGCTGCCGGAAGTCGCGGACCGACTTCTTGATGGAGATCAGGAGGGCCGTCTTGAAGTCCATCTGCCTGTAGATCTTCACCAGCCTCCGCCCCAGGGTGTTCCCGAGAACGTAAGAGAACGTCGCGCTTGTTATGTCCTGCGCCGCACGGAGATCTCCGGGGAGCCTTTTCCGGTTCATGAAGCCCCTCACGTCCGCATCGCCCGTGAAGAACTCGTAGGCCTCACGGATGCCCCGAAACTGCGGCACGTCGTTGTAGCCGTCGTAATCCTGGGCGCTCCGCACCACCGGCTGCCCCCGGAAATCCATGTCCACGAAAAAGGGTTGCCCGTCGAGGGTGCTCATCCTGGCGCATGCGACCATGTCCTCCTGGGTTAGCCCGAAGAGCCGGTCAAGGGCCATCTGCGCCTTCTGAAAGCTCCCGATCCCCCCGGCGATCCTCGACCCGGCCGGCACCGCGCTCCCGCCGGAAGCCGCGTGGGCCTGCTCGATGGCCGCGAGGTAGTCCTTCTCCGCCATGATTGCGCGCTCCAGGTCCTCGTTCGTGAAGACCTTGTTCTTGAAATTGGTCCGGACCCGCTTTATCGCGAATTCCGGGAGCCCGCTTGCTGCCAGCGTGCTCTCCAGGGTGATGTCGCATCGGATCAATGCGACCTCGTCCTTGCTCGCGAACCGGTCCGTCTCTTCACCCGCTCCCCCGCTTCCCTGTCCGGGTGCAGGCTGCTCCATCGCCATTCGGGCAAGCTCCACCACTTCCGCATCCGTCACCTTCTCGAATTCCTTGCCCTTGAGAAGGTCAGGACGCTTGCTGTTGATCAGGTCCCACAACTGTTTCTTGTCCATTACCATCCCCTCCTGGTTTTGGGCGGCGACCGCCCTGTTGAATTTGCCGCCCGCTGCCGGGCGAGAAACGATATCCACCGAGTCCACCCCCAGAAACTTCACCGCCTTGATCACGTTCCGGCCGTCCACCACCCCCTTGGCCGCCCTGGTGGGCGCATCGAGCGACAGCCCGTAGACCCTGGCCCCCGCCTGCATGGCCCTGAGGATGTTCTTCCCAAGCCACTTGAAGGAATCCAGGAAATGGAGCACGCCTTTCAGCCCTTCGCCTGCCACAAAGCGCACGTTGTCCAGCCACCCGGCCTTGTTCCGGACCAGCAGGCTTTTCAGGTCGAAGAGGTGATCGGGCACGTGGGTCGCGCCCTTCTCAGGCAGCTCGTAGAGGTTCACGTCCGCACCGTTGAAGAGATCCGCCGCGTCCCTCAGCACGTCCTCGGGGAAGTACCAGCCGTTCTTAGAAAACCCCGGCTCGCAGATCGTGACCTCGAACGCCGTCCCCTCCGGGTCCGATGCCTGGTTGACCCTGACGACGATCGTCAGGGCCTCCTCTCCTTCCGCCTGTTGCGCCCTGATTTCGACCCAGACCCGCTCCACCTCGACCACCTGGTCCCCGAACTGCACCTTTCCCTCGAGGATGGAGTAGGGGAGCCGGAAGTACTTGCCGTCTTTCTGGTAGATGATGTAAGAGCCGTAAACCTGGTTGACGTATGCGTCCTTGTCCCGCTCCCTGAGCGCTTCCCAGATCAGGTCCCTCACATCATCGAGGCTCACGTCTTGCTTGGACTGCAGATTCTTGGGTGTGTCTGCCATTTCTCGATCCTTTCCTCAGCGCCTCGGTGTCTCTGCGCGAGAACTACCTTTTTGCCCCCGTGACCGGCTTCATCTTCTTGCGGATGATCCCGTCCACCTGGTGGGCCTCGAGGGGCACGATCTTCTTCGGGTCCATGCTCTTGGCATAATGCACCTTCGCACCGCCGTGGGTGATGATCACGGCCACCTTCTCGTCGGCCGTCTTCTCGACCCGGGCCTTGAGCACATACCTCTCGGCGATGCCGTATGCCTTGCACCCTTCGGCGATCATGGCCTTCTCGTCTTTTGTCAGCTCCCTCTCCTCCGCCGTTTCCTGCACGGCCAGCGCTTCGGAGAGCTGACGGTTCTTGATCTCGATCTCCTTTTTCAACGCCTCGTTTTCCGCTTTCATCTTCTCCAGGTCATCCATCCCCCGACTCCTTTCTTCCGGTTGTTTTCTACAGCTCGTCCTGCCAGCGCCTCAGCGCGCTCCAGCAGCCCATGTACGCCTTCAACCTCCGCGGATCACTCACCCGCACCGTGTGCTTGAAATTGGGGTAGTCGATCGCCTCCCCGGCCTGCCTCAGGTAATGGCCCCAGCGCTTGTTCGGGATCTGCATCCTGAACCGGTAGTCGGCCCTCCCAAGCTCCAGGATCTCCGCTTCAACCCGGATCCTCTCCGCGAGCCTTTCCAGGTCATCCCTGCACCGCGCCCGCACCATGATGTGGCCGCGTTTTGTAAAGCGGTCCCTCACCACGGAGAAGAAGCCGTCTTTCGTAAAGACCCACATTTATCCCACCTCCACAAGTCTGGTGTTTTCCATGCGGTCAAGCTCCTCCTGTGCCGCTTCCTCGCCGCCCACCGCTCTCTCTTTCAGCCGCCGGCCTTTGAGCCAGTCGTTGCTCATCTCGTCGGTGAAATCGAGCGTCAGCACGGGTTCGTCGTATTTGAGCGTCTCGGTCACTTCTTCCTCCCTCAGATCATGACGTGTTTGAGGAGTATCTGCCTTCCCGGGTAGCCGAAGACCAGAAACTCCCGCTCGTTCAGGTAGCTGTTCTTCGGCCATAGCTGATGGGGTAGAAAGATCTCTTTGGCGTCTACCTCAAGCCCCACCGTAATCCCGCCCACGCCGTCGCCGAAGCTCTTCGCGATGCTCTGCTTGTCCGACCAGCCGACGAGGGAGGTCTCCCTCATCTCCACGGTCATGTCCTTCCACTGCTCGGGGTACTTCCGCCTCAGCTCCTCCACCTTCCTCCGGTACGCGGGCCCCGACTTCTGTCCGTCCGTTCCCCGGTAAAGGGTCACCTTTTTGATGCCGTTGCCCCTGTAGTAGGCCTGGGTCATCGCCCGCACCCTGATGTATTCCTCGTCCGGAATGGCGCGCGCCGCGTTCTCCAGCTGCTCCTTCGTGAAGCTGTCCTTGGCGAATGTCTTCAGGGGTTTCTGCTCCATAAGCTCGGCCTTGTACTTCAGGCCCGTGGGGCTCAGGCTCTGGGTTGTCCCCCGCCAGGCGTCGAGGACCTTCCTCATGGTCGGGCACTGGGCCTTGAACTTCTGCCGGATCTCCTCGGCACTCAGGCCTTCGTACTCCTTGAGAAACCCCTGGAAGAGTTCCTCGTGGGCCTTGCTCTTGAAGAACCCCGGGCCGGGACCCGTGCCGCCGCTTGTCGCAAACTGCCGGAGGTGATCGATGATGTAACTGCGCCTCCGTATGATCGTGTTCGCCAGCTCCGGCCGGAATCCCGCGCTCGCCACGGCGTTCCGGATCTTCTTGTCCGTCAGGCCCTTGAGCCATTCGATGTACTTCTCCGGCTCCTTTTTGATGGTCTTCCCGAGAATCGGCCCGAATACCTGCGCGGCCTTCCGCCCGGGCGAGAGAAGCGACTCCAGCTCCTCCACCACGGGCCCGTAGCTCTTCGCTCCTCCTCGCGCCCGGAACATGAACGACCCGCCCTGGTCGATGCATTTCCAGGTCCTGCCCGATCGCACCAGGTTGTCGAACTCCATCCCCACCACGTCCCAGTTGCCGTTCAGGGCCGCCCCCAGGTAGTGCTTGGCGATCTGCTCCTGCTGAAGCTCCGGAAGCGATCGCCCCACGAATTTGCGGATGGGTACCGTGTCCTCCATCCACTCAGTGACGAGGGCTAGCCTGTGCCCGCCTTGCCAGGGGAGCATCTCCATGCCGGTCTGGGGCGCACCGAGCCCGAGCTTCTGGAAGAGCGTGTTGCCCAGGAACTCGGCCTTGGCCTGTTCCGGGTCCGCATAGAATTTGGCGTAGTACTCCTTCCCGTCCGGCCCGATGAATTTCCCTCCCGGATTGCTCCCGAGCTGCGAATCCTTGATGTGCTGCCATGCCTCGCCTTTCTCGAAAGGGGCCTCCCACCTGGGATGCCACGGGATGGACACTCACCCGCACTTGATCGTGTTCTGCGGCGACCCTGCCGGGTCCTTCGGAAACATGAGCCTCTCCCCGCCCACCTCGAAAGGCTCGCTCACGTCCCGGATCTGCCCGTTCGCTGCCACGTGTTCGGGTCTGGGCATCTTCGGGCTGTGGCCGTAGAACCACTGTTTCTTGAGCCCCGGCACGACCTCGGCCGCCTTCTCTTTCCTCTGCTGCCCGGCCGCCTCCAGGGCCTTGCCGCATTCCTGGTGGGTGATGACATAGGCCCGGTTCGCCAGGGTCTTGAAGATGCTCGGCTCGTCGAGGTTCCGGCCCACCGCCTTCATCACTTCGAAGGGCTGCTTCCCGCCCATGATCCCGAGGCTCAGCTCGGTGTTGATCTTGTCGACCGCGTCCGCCGTAAGCCCCTTCACCTTGTCGAGCCCGAAGGCCTGGAGGGAGGTCAAAGCGTTCGTGTCGATCTCCGGGATGATGGCCATGATGCCGACCGTCCGAAGGGGTTTGTCCACCAGGTCCGCGCCCCTCTGCCAAAATGCGCTCTGCTCCTCGTTCAGCATCACTCCGAACCTGCTCCCGAACTCGCTCATTGCCCTCTCCGTTGCCGCCTTCAATTGCGGCAGGTGATAGAGCTGCCAGTCGGTGGACGCTACCGCCGCCGCTACCTTCTCCCTCGCCTCCCCGAGGTGCCGGATGGCTTTTGCCGCCGCGAGGTCCCCGGCTTTTTCGGCCTCCCCGATCAGCTCTTCCACCTTCGCCTTGAAAACCGCAGCAGCCGTCATTCGTAATCCTTGGTGTCCTCTTCCGGTTTGCCCTTGGCCTTCTTCAGCTCGTCTTCCACGTTCACGTCCACGCCCAGGCGGCTGATCACGATCGCGAAGATCGAGACCGCCGTCTCATGGCTCACCCACTTCTGCGTTTCCGCAACCGCCAGGGCGGACGCGAGCTGGGGCACGCCGTTGATCAGCCTTGAGAGATCCTTCTCGCTGATCTTGGGCATGTTCACGTCGAACCCGGCCTTCGCCTTCTCCTCGCTGAGCCTTTTTGCGATCACCGCCTGGTCCAACTGGAACTGGACCATCTCGTTCAGGATTTCCTTGTGCAGCTCGTTTCGTTTTTCGAGGTCCTTGATGGGCACCTGGCCGAACTGCTCCGCCTCGTTCTGGTAGGCCTTGCCGCCCTCGCCGTACCAGGACGCGGGCCTCCCGGCCGATCCCATGACGAAGCCCTTCATGGAATCGAAGCCCTTGGCAAAGTCATGGCTCCCGAAGTTGGGGACGACCGCCTCCCACTTCACGCGCTCGTTATGCGCCCGGATGCTCCCCGGATCCGGAGTGCGGTTGTTCGCGAGCCAGGACTTGATCTCCTCTTCGGTCATGCCTTCGAGAAGCACGTCCCAGACGAAGTTGAAGATGAACTCTGCCCGCTCGAGATAATTGAAGCCGTGCCGCTCGAGCCCGTCGATCCAGTCGAAAAGCGTGAGGTAATCGCTCCGGCCCCTGGGGTCGTTGGGAGGATGGTTGATCGAGAAGAAGAAGCACTCCCCGAGGAGGCGTCCGAAACCTTTGGAGTGGATGTTCCAGTCCTTCCGGATCACGGCCATCTTCCGGCCCGTGCGGCCTCCCACCCCCTGAAGCTCCACCTGCTGCGTTTCCTCGACGTTCAGGGAATTGACGTAAACCTCCTTGATGCTTTGCGGGTCCACGTATTCAAGCAGCACGAGTCCGTTCTGGGGGAGCACCGTCACCGGCCAGCACTGCTCGCCCAAAAGCCCCATCCACATCATCTTGTCCGGGAAGCGGGTCCCGAGCTTGTTCTCGGTCATGAAGTTGTCGATCACGGTCTGCACGTCCGGATCGGGACTGGTGACCGTGATCGGCTCGGCGAAGAGGAAAGACTGGTCCATCAGCGCGAGCCTCCTCGTCATGGCCGAGGTGTCCCACATGAAGTAGGCGACCTCGTACATCCGGTCGAGGTCCACGTGCTGGACGTCCCGGCGCTGGCTGGTCCGGCCCATGAGCGGCCTGTACCCTTCGCCGTTCGGGTCGTAGTTGGCCGTGATGGGAAGGGCCATGCGGGCCTTGTGGATCTCGTCTTTCACGACCTCTCGAACCGCGTCCTTGCTGTAGAGATCCGGCGCGAACCATTTGGCTATGCGCTGCCTGAGGGGTGTCATCGAGTCATCCTCCGCCTCTGATCCATCCGGATCGCCTCCCTCTCCATTGCCCGTCTCCCGAGCCCGAAAAACCTCAGCGCTCCCCTCCCGCCCAAAAGCCCCGGCCTCTTGCCGATCGCGGTTTCCCGCTCCTCCGGTTCGCTTCCGGCGCAGGCGGCCATCCCCGCCCCCTGGAGCATCCTGACACCACCCTCGAGCGCGTCAGGGCCGTCGTCGTTCACGTTCTTGTTGAGCAGGTAGATGAGTTGCTCGACCAGCAGGTCCTGGTCGCTGTGGCCCTTCTCGAACTGGAGCTTTCCGTACTCGACAAGGTAGGAAAGGGTCCCGATGATGCGGGACTCCTTGCTGCTTGCGTGGTGCATGGGCATCCAGGGGAGATAACGGCCGACTTTTTTGGCATAGCTCTGGATCGCCTCGTGGAGGAAATCCTCCAGCATGTTGTCCTCGATCCCGATCTGGCCCCCGTACTCGTCCACCTGCCGGTATGAAGCGTCGAACATCTCTCCGGGGGACGCATGCCTGATCCACGCGTGCAGGCAGTAGAAGATCATCTCCTCCCGGTGGAGCCCTACCGTGACGATGGCCTTGTAGTCGTTGGCCTCTCCGGATTTGGCGGAAGGGTCGACGAAGGTGGCCACCCACAGCGGTAAGCGTTCGATATGCGACCGCTCGTAGTACCTGAACCACTTCTCCGGAAACGGCGAATTCTCCGCCCCGGTGAGGTTCCGCATCTCCGCGTTGAAGTCCACCGTGCCGATCGTCTTCTGCTTCTTGATCAGCCTCTCGGCCGGCCAGAGCGCGGGCCAAAGCGGCCTCTGGGTGGGCTTTCCGAAATCGATCCAGCAGTCGTATACCCGGCTTACATGGAGGGGTTTCCCGTCCTCGTCCTTCTCCGCGATGAACTGGGCGAGCACGCTTTTCGGGTGAAAGAGGTTCCCGATCATGAGAAACGTGTAGCCCGCGCCCATCGAGCCGATCACCGCGCGCTTCAGCCAGCGCATCCCCTTCTTCACGAGCTCCGGGTTCTCGACGTTCTCGTCGTTTTCGAAGTCGTCGACCACCGCGAAGTCGGGCCGGTGCTGCCTGTTCTTCAAGCCCCTCACCTTTTCCCCGCGCCCCCGTGCGAGCGTGCGCACGCCGTTAGACGTGGTGAAGTCGCTCTTCTTCCAGGTCTTGCCGGTGAGGTCCCCGAAGTCATGCCGGATACGCGGGTTCTCTTCCAGCTCGAGGCGGATGGGCAGTGTGAACCCGGTCGCCTGGTCGTTGGTGTCGGAGATGATGAGCTGAAACCACCTGAGCTTCAGGCAGATGTTACGGATCGGGACCCCGAAGCTGAAGAAGGTGCTCTTGGCATGCTCCCGGGGCGCGCCCACGAAAACGGCCGAGTCCCGGATCTCCGTCAGCTCTTCCCATTCCTCGTGGAAATCCCCGAACTCCACGGAGAAGTAGTGGGGGAGGTACGTCTCGCAAAAGTAGAGCAGATCGTAGCGGCTGCGCTCCTTGCGCTCCTGCTGCTTCTCGGGAGTGTCGTCCTCGAAAGGCGAGACGGAGTCCTGGATCCAGGCCTTCATCTCGTCGACCCACTGGTCGAACCGGTATTCCGTGAGCTTAGGCCGCTTTCGCATGGGTCTCCTTGAACCGCGTCACGATCGCTTCGAAATTCCTGGCCAGGATCTTCAGTCCTTCCGGGTCGATCTCTTTCAGCACGCTCGCCACGAACTCCAGGTCCTCCAGGAAGAGCTTGGGCCGGTCGACGTCGACCTGGACCGCGTCCTCCTTCTTCTGCCCGCGCTGAGCGAGCGCCTCGAGACGAACCGCCGCGTAAACGTCCTGCGGGTCCAGGCTCCCCATCGCCTTGGCCACGAAGGCCTTCCGGAGCTGCAGGGTGTTTCGCCGGATATCCGCGAGAGTCGCCTTGTGCTCGCGCCGCTCATCCGCCCAGCCCTCATCCGCGGACCAGCGCTTAACCGTGCTCTCGGGCACTCCGGTCTCCTTCGAGACCTGGTCAAGGGTGAGCCCATCGAACACGTACAGCTCCCGGGCCCGGTCCTTGGTTTCCTGGTCGATCGCCATTAATGCTCCCCCAGCTCTCGCTTGATCATTCGGATCTCGCGAAGGACTTCCAGGAGGTCGATCTGTTTCATTCCGAATTCCGCGGCCTCCTGCACGATCAGCTCCCGGTCCAGCTCCTCCACGGGCTCAGTGGGATCCAGGGCGTCGCGCATGGACTTGACCAGCCCTTTGAGCAGCAGCCGCAGCCGCTCCGCCTCTTGTTGCTTCTCGAGGAGCTTCCCCTTGAATTTTTGCCGCTCGCTCATACCTGTCTCCCTGCCGCCTTCTTCTCCAGCCGCACCATCGGGCAATACTGGTTGGTCTCAATTGCGGCCTTGAGCCCGGCGAACGTCTGCGAGTTCAGCATGATCACGTCTTTCAAATCGGTGGACACCTTTTCGTAGCGCTCGACGAGACGGACGTTCTTCTCGTACATCTCGACGACCGACTCGAACCGCCTGCGATAGCTGTACGCCAGCATGAGCGCCAGGACCCAAGGGCCAACGATGATCAGAAAGAAAAGCAATCCGAACGGCCATCCGGACATCTTGTCCATCAGGCTGAGAAGCGATGTCAGTGCGGTGATCTGCTCCGGGCTCATCGGTCTCCTCCCTTACTCGGTTGGCTTCTTCGGCATCTCCGCCACTGCCTTCTCGATCTTCCCGGCTATGAACTGATCGAGATCTTTCAGGCCCGCCGCCGTCAGTGTCTCCAGCGCCGTGGGAGCGTGCGTCTTGATCCTGTTCAGGGCCGCTTCCTTGATCTGCCTCTGCTCGTCCAGGGTGAGCTTTCCGTCCGAAAGCATTGGCCGCATGGTCGCTTCAAGGTCCATAACGGCGGAGACGGTCGATTCGGAAACCTGGATCAGGGCGGCCTGCATTCTCTCCGACTCGATCTTCGCTTTAATCCAGGCATTCGCCCGCTTGAGCCCAATGCCGAGCAGGCTGACGATGATTGCACCCACGCAAGGCGCCAGAATTGCCACTGTCTGGTCGATTACCGGCTGCCACATGTTTCACCTCCTGTAGGAGCAAGCTCCCGCTTGCGATAGGCGTTTATACTCCTGCGTTTCTGCGCCTCTGCGAGAGGAGAGCAGTGATCCCTTCCTCCGCCCCAACTAGAAACGCATTGATGCCGTTCATTGCCGCCCCGTAATTCTCGGGAACGGTGAGATCCACCTGCACCAGCTTGCTCATCAGGTTCACGGCCCGCCCGAGCAGGAACTCGTAATCATCGTCGAGCTGGACCTCCTGCTGGAGCTCCGCAGTCACTTGTGGAACGAGCGAGACCAGGTTGACGTCGCGATCGAGAAGAGATTCTTTTGCCCCGCGCAGTACTTCCGAAATCCGCCCAATGGTCCGGTCGCTCTGCTTCTTGAGACCGAAATAGGCGAAAGAAGAACCCGCCTCCTGGAGCACGTCATTGACAATGGCCGGATCCTGCACCGGCTTGACCTGCACCGCTCCGCAACCCGTCGCCAAGTGGGCCATGATGACCACCATCGCGATCACCGCAACCGGCATTACCGCCTGCCCCACATACCCGAGCACCTGTTTCATGATCCTCCTCCCTTTTGCGTCGATGCTTTTCTGCCTAACACCTTCGCGTCTTTGCGCCTTTGCGAGAGACTAAAGCAACGTCCTGAAAAGCCCCATATCCCATTGTTTCCCAGGGCAAGACCTTCCATCCCGCGCCCATTCACGATGCCCCAGCACTCGGCCCGGCTCGATGCCATAGTCGCGCATGAGTTGCCTGGTCAGGTTCAGGCAAATTTGCCACTGCCGGTCCGGAGGCTCCGCCTGGTCGAAGTTTCCGACACAGCAGATCCCGATGGACTTGCTGTTGAGCCCAGGACAATGCGCCCCTTCTTCACCGACGAGCCTTCCCAGCAGGACCTCGTAATAGTCCCCAACCAGCTCGATCCCGAACTGGTACCCGATATCGCGCCATCCTTGCGTGTGCGTGTGATATCGCCGGATCGCGCCCCAGGAGACCGTCTGCCCGTCTTTCGTGAGCGAATGATGGATCACGATGTATTGAGGCTTGTTCATGTTTTCCTCCGGGTGTGGGGGTTGGTCCACCGGATCACCAACCCCCCTTGCCGTCGTCTTGACCACCGGGACTCCGACCCGAAATAGGTCAACCCGAATGGCGCAGCTGGTTTCTCGCATGAGGGCCTTTGGTTTCCGCCGGTCCCGGCCTGGACGGGTCCCCCATGCACCCCGTCCGCCACTCGCTTTCCAGTTACTCCCAGCCGCTCTCTCGTCGTTTGCGAATCTCCACGCGAATCGCTTCGCGGTTTTGTCGCAGAATTCATTTCACTGAAATAAAAAGGGCCGACCCGCTCCGTTTTGGAGCGAATCGGCCCGGTTGTTCCGATACCGAGTAACTACTACTGTGTTCTAACTACGTAAAGAACGGGGTAATGCTATCCACCAGTTTCTATCGTGGGTACTGGTGCAATGACTAGATCATTCAATATGGTTTCGGCTTCTCGTTCGGTTGTCGAATTGACATGTCTCTCCGCCGCACTGAGAAGGTCTGGCTGGGACTGGGCCTTAAGAGCAGCTACAACTTCAATTACTGGGAAATTCCTGCGCATTTCCAGCTCTCTTGCTACCTGGCGATCTGCCGGTGCGGGAAGAGCAACTGGAGCGGGGACCTTAGCATCTGCCTGAATGAACTGCTGCACTATTCTCCATCCGGTGTAGAAGAGTTCCATAAAGGAACCATCATAAGGTATAGGGCAGACGATCAGATTCTTTCCCGCGTCTATGTAAATCTTGTCGGAAGAGCCCTGAAATGCAGGAACGATGCCTATTCGGAGGCCCCGTGCACCCTCGAGGTGCCGTGGATTGATTTTCAATGTTGTGCCGAGCCATCTGTCGGCATCAGTGGTTCCAAAGAATAGATCAGCTTTCCAAAGCCCGTTGATTGAAGAAGGCAGCGCGGCCCGGGTTTCTGGCCTGTTGAATGCGGCTGAAAGCATATTCATGTATGCCTTTAGCTTAGGCGGTTGAGCCTGAGCGCCGGTCAAGATTCTTGATTCATCCGTCAGTAGATCGTTGGCTGTGTCAATGATCCGTGTCTTTCCGCTCTTCTCCACGCCAAAGAGAATGGAATTGAATGCATTTCCTGGTAATTTGCATTTCTTGGATGCATCACTCAGTCTTTCCATTACTGAAGGCTCTCCACGACGAATAGCATCATGGATCGCCCATTCAAAGCAGAAGCCCACATCACCAGCTCCGTCTCTGTATGCTCTAGGGAGCATAAAAAGTCTCAATTTCTCAACTCCCCCAAGCTCATTGAGGACTTCTTGCTTGATGCCTACAAGTAAAGCCGTAAGGATTGGCCTGACAATTGAGATCCGTGCAAGGACCTCACTGCCGACGGGATTGGCCTGTGTTTGTATCAGTAGCTTCATTCTAATCTGATACTCTCTTCTTTTTTTACGTGAACGATTTTTCCTGCCTCGAATTTGATCAGGACACTGCCATAGAACCTGGCCAAAATCAAGTCCCTTATGATTTCGCTGATCTTCTTCGCCTGATCCAGCATGGATTTTCCTGACATTTATCGCCACACCAGCCCCAAAAGAATCCCGAAGACGCCAGCGATCAAATGGGTCGCGAACCACCTCAGCTCATAGCACTCCGGGATCCTTCTCATGATTCCATTCTTGATCGTGTAAGTGTCCATTGCTCCTCTCTCACCATTTGTTCTGCTGCAGCCACTTCACGCTATCCTCGTAGGCTTCTTCATATCCGTGCCCGAGACTGCGGTAGAGCGCCTTCCGCATTTCGACCGGCAAAGCCCTGTAGCAAGACAAACAGAACGAGTTGCCTTTGAGCTTCTCCCGTCCGCAAAGGCATTCCAGGCTCATCAGCCCTTCCGTATAGAACAGCATGTCCTTTTGACTTTGCGCCTTCGCGTGAGACACCTTTTCGGATGCCGTAAACTTCTGCCGTTCGCGATATTCGCTATACTTCATCCCTTCGCGCCCCTATGCCACTGCGGCTAGTCTCTCTGGCAAAGCACCTCGCTCGCCAGGTCATACAACTTCATGGCCCTCTCGAATTCCTTGCTCGCGGCATCGAATCCATCATGATCCCGCTTCCCGGCGCACTGCTCCATCCTTTTGCATGCAGACCGGGCCCTATGGCTGGCCCGCTTGCACAGATGGTCGTGCTTCACCAGTCGAATATCTCGTTCGTGTACCGGAGTGCCCCGCCTGCCGATAAGGTCGATCAGCTCGCCCCTACTCAGATCGTGCAGCCTGATTCCATTCTTCATATGTCTGTGCCCGTCCGTGCATGTCTGTGGTTAATGCTCCAAAGCCGATGCCAGCGCGCTCAGCTCCATGCTCTTTGCCTTCAACCCCGCGATGATCTCATCGAACCTGTTCCTGGGGACCAGGACGCTCCCGTACTTCTCCCCGAGCTGCCGCAGCCCCTGGGCGAACTTGTCCGGGTCGTCGAGCATCTTTGTCAGGAACGCGTCGACCACCTCGATGGGTGTAGCCGCCCGGTTATCCTGGACCTGCACCGGCATTCCGGATTTATCGACCAGATCCTCCCACTCAAAGGTGAGCTGGGTGACCATGTCCACCATCGACCCTCTTCTGCCCCGCGTCGCCTTCAGGAAACCCGTCTTCGCGCGCTTTCTGAACGATTCCTCGAACCTTCGACCTTCAGCTTCGGTCTCGGCCATCCAGTACCCGCCTCGGCGACCGGCCGCGCTCAAGACCGGGATGTTGGAGTGATCGAAAAGGAGATGGTTCTGCAGCTCGCGCACGTCTCGTTTCCACTCCTCGAGGCTCGCCTTTGTGATCAGGGCGATGCCGAGCCTTCCCGCGAACCGGACTGCCAGATCGTCCGCGGATATGGCATTCTTTCGCCCAACGTGGTCCACCCAGAGCACGCCCAGAAAAGCGTTCTCCATAGGCGTGAGCGGGTTCTTCAAATGCCGCCTGGTCTTAGGATCGATTCCCAGATCTTCCGCTCTCATCCTTGATGTCCCCTCGATCGATCATGTTTCCGACCACTACCAACAGTCTCTTCAGCTTCACGGCTTCCCCGCACCACCGGAGATCTTCAACCCCGCAGATGGATTTGACCAAAGCCCTCCAGCGCTTCAGGGTCATGTCCGTATGGAGGACCATCTGCCCGGCCTTCTCCCTAAGCGCCTCCACTTGTGCTTCCGCGCCACGCTCTTTGCCCTTTGCGCTTTGCGGCCTCCACCCCTTGCTCTCGAACCTGGCGACGAGCTGCTCCAGCTCCCGGGTCGACAGGGCCGTCGAGCTCTCCACCCCGAACTCCTCCCGGAGGATGAACCGGTACAGGTCGTCGTCGATGCCCAGGTCCTTGATGGCGATGTGAACCTTCGCCAAGAGGACATGCCGCTGCCGTTGCAATGAATTCTGCGACAATTTTCCGCCCGAGTTCTTCATGGCTTTATCCCCTTGTTTTCCTTAGCCAGGGAGGGTCCGCCTTCACCCCTTGCGGCCCCTTGACCCACTTCAGAAAGAACTGGTCCCTGTTCTTCACCCTGTATGCCGCCTCCGGTCTCCTGGGCCCCGGCGCCTTACCGGCCGCCTCGATTTCCCCCGCCTTCATGAGCTTCCGCACAAGAGCGCAGACGTAACTGTGCTCGCCGTCGCTCAGCACCGTGATGTCCCTGATCGTGAACATCCCCTTCACGTGCATTGCTCGGTACACCTTCTCCCGGACGCCGAATCCCCAGGTGCGTTCAGTCACGTATTCATAGCGCGCCTTCTCTCCCGGCTTGGAAATGCGCCGCACTTCTCCGGATCTGCAAAAATCTCTGAGAGCGCTAGTGATCTGGGGTTTTCTGAACCAGGCGTCGCAGTCGGCGAGGTAAAGATCGTCGGCAGTAAATGTGCCGAGGCGGCGCGCGGCCTCCCGGACGGTTTGCGCCACACCCTTTTTTTCTCTGACCTCTGACCGCTGACCTCTGACCTCTGTTCTATTCCTGGCCATTGTCCCTGATAACCTCGTCGATCAGCTGCTCGGTGACCGCTTTCAGCCCGCTCGCCTTCATAATCCGCTCGACCTGGAGCGCATCCTTGACCACGAACCTGAAGTCCCCCTTTGCGTGCTTCAGAAGCCGCGCGGCCTCTCCGGGCGGAACATCCAGGCCCAGGGCCTTGCGGTAGAAGACCACCACGTCCGGCTGGCTCACCGGCTCGAAGGCCATCATCTCCCTTACCCTGCTGACCAGGCGGCGCTCCCGCCCGAGCTTCCCGCGGAGGAACTCCTCACCGATCAGGAGGACGGGCACCTTGCAGGTATCGTGAAAATCCCGCATGGTGTTGAGGTGCTTCATGCTCATCCGGTCCGCCTCGTCCACCATGATGATGCGCCGTGATTTCCCCAGTTCGTTCCGGATCATCTCCACGCAGTCCTGCGTCCTGTTCGGTCTGACTCCGGCAACCGCGAAGGCCACTTCGCGGATGAGGCCCACATACGAGAGCCGCTCCTCGAAACGGACATAGACGGCGTTCTGGTTCTGGGTGACCACGCGCTCCGCCGCCGTGGTCTTCCCCCTGCCTGCGCTCCCGATCACCGCCGCCATCTCTATGCCGGCCGCCGAGCCGAGCAGCTCGTCGCAAAGCCCGCTGAACTTCTGGAAGTTCTGGGTGGGTATGAAGACGTCTTTCATGCGGTTCTCCTTTCGCCTTGCGCCTCTTTGTAGATCTGCCAGTATGCCTTTGTGTCCGCATCCATCCGGGCCTCGAATTCGGCCAGGAAGGCGGAATCCGCATCACCGAGTTCATGCTGCTCAAGGCACCACTGGTACCGGTCCACCTCGTTCCGGAAGATGGGCCTCTGCGGTTTCGGCTTGTACTCCTCGATCTTCTTGACCTCGGCCGCCAGCTCCTCGGGCGTGCGTTCCCTGAACCGGTCCTTCAGTTCTTTGACCTGCGCCTTCTGCTCTCTGGTGACGAGGGCCGCGGCCTTCTCTATGGCCGGGGTCTCCGAGTACTCCCTGAAGTCGGGAATGGCCGAGGTGAGCCGCCTGTATTCCAGGATGAAGCCCTTGCGCATCCTCCGCTTCTCCTCGATCTTGCGCTGGGCCAGGGTCCGGTCCTTCATGCTGGAGTACTCCACCGGCTGCGCCTGGCACAGGAACCGGCCGTCCTTGAAGACCAGGACCCAGTTCGGCTCCATCGGGTCATAGCGCAGCTCCACCTTTCCCTCGACCTCGACCAGGGCCTGGTGCTCGTAGATGTCGTTGTCGAATGTGACCCGGCCCCGGTCCACAATGCGCTGGGCGCGCGGGAGGAAGATCAGGTCGACCGCCTCGGGAGAGAGATAAACCGGTTTCCACCCCTGAAGGTTGCATGCCTTCAGGCAGTCGAACGGGGTCGCGCTCTTGGGCTTCGGTCTCCAGGCCCACTCCTTCAGCACGCCCCTGTGCGGTTTTTCCCGGTTGTAGTAGTCCATCGCCTTCAGTACCTTCTCGGTGAACTCCCAGAAGGTGAGGAGCCTGCCCCTCTGGGCGAGCCGCTCCTTTTCCTTTTCGTCGATCTCGTTTTCTTCCTGGCCCGCCCCGAGCCTCTTCACGTATCCGGGCACCATGAAGACGTCCCGGAGGATCCGCTCCAGGTTGTTGAAGGTGCCCTCGATCATCTTCGCCTTGGCGTTCCGCACGATCGCTTTCTTGTGCGTGCCCGGCATGACCGCGCAGGGGTTGACGTCCTCGGCGTCGGCATCGGGGTCAATGTCGAGGGGCACGTCCATCTCCCGTTCGACAAAGAGCCCCAGGTTCCGCATGTCCTTCATGACGCCCATCATGTACTGGCCGGTCTCGGGTTTGCCCCAGTCCGTGTAGATGCTCCCGAACGCCCCGAAGACCCGAAGGCCCATGCGGAAGATCTTGAGCCGCTTGCCCAGCCCGGAGAGGAACCCGTCCCGGAAGGCCCGACCATAGTAATCCCTCAGGCTGGCGAGTTCGATCCCAGCTATTTCGACTTCATCCCAATGGCGGAGGCACACCTTTCAGGGGGGGGCGGCGCCTTCGTCCTCTCCGAAAAATTCAAGGAATACTACGCCTTCCGGAAGGAATGGCTGCGACGGATAGCCACAAGCGTCAAGCGCGTGGTCCTGATGCCGATCCGGGGCACGAGCATGCAGCCGACGATCATGGACGGCGATGTGGTCATGCTGGATACCGGCAGGACCCGGATCTTCGACGGCCAGATTTACGCGCTAAGCCAGGCCGACACGATCATGATCAAGCGGCTGGAGAACCTCGTGGGCGGCCGCGTCCGGATCATCTCCGAAAACCGGACCGAGTTCCCCCCCTACGAGGCCGAAGCCCGCGACATCCGCATCATCGGCCAAATCATCTGGTTCGCGAGGGAACTAGTGCCGAGGGAATAACAGGAATATTGCATTTGGTCATGACGAGCAACTCAGGGTTAGATCTGGAAGGGTGATTTGATATGCCTCGTTTTGGAAAGAACGTCCTTTCACAATTCCTGCGCACCCGGTGCGACAAGCAACTTAAGCTATCCCTATATAAACCTTCTGAACTTCTCGAATTGAACCTGCCGGTTCCCCTTACTGCGAGGCCTGCCGTACGGATTCTTCGCGACGCTGGTATTGAATGGGAACACGCCAAGATGACAGACCTTGAAAACGCATTTGGGGCTAACGTTCGGGCCAATAAACAGGGCGGCAAATTCGACGGCACCAATCTCCAAGAAATACTTAAACATGATCTCGCCAGCCCAACGTTCATCCTGCAACCCGATTTTGAGCACTCTAGGCTTAAGGATGACTTTCTGCTGAACATCGGGCTTACTCCTGCAGCTATCCAGCAAATCCCTCCATTCACCGCATACCGGCCAGATATCATCTGGGTTCAAACGCGACACGATGATGAAGTCGAGGTTCTGCCGAACGGCGATACCCAGGCCGTCCAGCAGGGCGACCAGAGAAAAGCGTTGCTCATCTGCGACATAAAGCATGCCGGTGAGGCCAATTCCAGCTACAGTTCGGAAGTCACACTATACGCTGTGCTCCTTTCCAATTGGCTGCGCTTGACAAACATGCATGTAAACTACCTGGTTACGTCGCGGATAGGCCTATGGACGAGAGCGAAAGAGGTTTCAAGTCTCACCGAGCTGATTACTGCCAAACCTGGAGCTACAACTTCCGAGAAAACACAGTCCTTTGCGAATGACATAGAACCCGTTGACTTCCCGATCTTCTTCCAGACAATTGACCACTTCTTTAAGGAAGACTTCCTGCGTGTGCTTAGAGTGTCTGACTGGGCTAAGCTTGACTGGCACGTCGATTCCCGCTGTTCCAGTTGTGATTTCTTAGGATATCGCAGCTGGCTTTCTGCCGATGATCGTATGATACTCGATGCCCACCGAGACCGTTACTGCGTCACTTGTGCAGAAGACTCTCAGCACCTCAGCCGCATTGCCACGATTACCCGCGGCGGTCGCAGAATGCTCATAGAATCAGGTCACTCGGACATCCCGGCGGTCGCAGCGTTGCCTGCCGCCGCGCCAGCTTTTGATATGCATAATGCTCTTAAAGCGGATCGTAACCACCTTCCGCACCGGGCAACTGCTCTTCTGGCGGGTGGCGTAAGTATCGCCCCAAACACAACCACCATTGACTTCCCCAAGTGGGCTGATCTTGAAATCTTCATCACGGTCAACTTTGATTCCGGCACGGGCCTTCTTACTGCCCTTGGCTCCGAGGCTCGATTCCGGCAGAGGGTCCCATATAGGCAACAATCTCAGGTCCAGCGAACTTGGCCGGCTGAAGCTCAGGCACTTTTGTCAGCCACTTTGGCCGAAGAGCGCAGCATTGTCGTCTCTTTTCTGTCCCGCCTCGCCGAAGTTTTTTCCTTTGCATACGACACGGATCCACAGAAAGGCGGGCCTGAAGCAGCGAAGACTCGGACTCAACTCTATTTCTGGGATCGCCGGCAGTTTGAAGAACTCACGAAGGCCATAGGTCGTCATCTTCACGAAATCGTCATGCCACCAAACGACCCAATTCTCCGTGGGATGGTTTGGCTATTCCCGCCAGAACAGACGCTACAGGACGACGAGATCACAATTGCGAACCCCATCACCTTCTTGAAGACCGTGGTCCAACGCGACCTCCGTCTGCCGATATCGCATTGCCTCACAATGTTCAATGTCGCCGAGGTCTACCATAACCCTCAATATCCGCCGCGTATCCCCAACTCGTTCTACCGGGATCCGTACTCCGACATGATTCCACGAGAACGGATTTATGAGGTTTGGTCGGGCGAACCCCTCATTCGCATCGGCAACGTTCAGAAGACGCGGTCTCAATGTATTGCGGCTTATAGCGAAACGGTCAAATACCAAGTTGCAGCGCTCCGCAACATTGTTTGGAAATTCCGTGTGGATATGGGCGGTCGGCTGAAGTTTGCCGCACAGCCACTGGACATTGGCATTCCATTTAATTTCCAAAATATGAGCGAAGATGCTAGGTTGTGGTACGGTTGGGCGCGCCTAGAGGAAGCCTGTGAAAGAATTGAACTCCGGAGAATGTGGTCGGAAGAGCCTGAGCAGTTGGACGCCAGCTACAACATTCTTCGTTTTTCAGAGCTGATAACGCAGAACAATAACGATCTGGTCTACCGGGTGCGGCCCTCATCAAAAGACTGCAAGTTCCGCGATGCCGAAATTTTTCTCGCGCTTCAGGATGAACGTATTCCGGGATTTCTTGAGCTTCGATTCCGCGATATTGCCCCTCAAAACATTTATAATCAGTTCTCGTTTGGAGAACGCAATCGAAAGATGGCGGACATCTACCAGGCGTCACTATTGGAGTATGACCGCACCAATCTCAGCGCAAGGGTCAGACTGACCGATTACGGCAATAACTCGGCAATACGCAAACGTCTAGCGGTAAGTGGATTAGTAGATTTGAACACATCCGCCAGCCTCGTATCTGGAACCAGCCCGTCGATTTCTGAACGCATCAAACGATGTCTCATATCTATCGGGCGTCCGTCGATTGCCATTGCCCCACCAGCAACCTACCAGGCGCTCGGTCATGCTCCGGGTGTGAATCCTCCCGGCAATGACCCGGAAACTCCTGCTGCACGAGTTCTTTGGGACGCAGCCGCTCTTTCCGTGGAGCCCACAAATGCACCCGATGAATCGGTCAAAGAGGCAATCACCGACATAACTAATGCTCAGTGGCCGTGCAATCTATCCCAGAGATCCGCTATAGAGCACTGCCTCAACCGACGCCTGTCGATCGTTTGGGGCCCTCCGGGAACAGGGAAAACGACAACGGCTGCTGCACTCGTAGTGGCACGAATCCTAGTGGCCCGAGCCAGCGGGCAGAACCTGCGTTTGCTCATCACTGGCCCTACTTACAATGCATGGGAAAAACTGTTCAATGATGCGCTCTCCCTACTTACCTCCCTCAACGTGCATAACCTCACGTGTTTCCGTCTATATTCGGCAAGTCATCAAACCCACGCTCCGCTTCCGGGAAACACGATCAAAGTCACCGACGCCAATGCAAACGCCAATGACGCAGGATTTAAGGTCCTCGCTCAGCAACTTAATTCGCCGAATGGCATTGTTCTGGTTGGGACAGTGGCTCATCAATGCTACCGTATAGCCAATCAGGCGCACGGAACGGCACAATGGCCAATTTTCGACTTCGCAGTAATTGATGAAAGCTCCCAACTCGACATCGGTAAGGCGCTGTTTCCCCTTTGTTTGTTGGCAGACCCTGCTGAAGTCTCCTTCTTCGGGGACCATTTGCAGATGCCCCCTATTGTCTCAACTCAGCCCCCGCGAGACGCTGAATGGCTTGTCGGCAGTGTCCAGACTTACCTCATTCGTAGGCATCGCTGCACGTCCAAACCTTTACTGATCAATTACCGCGCAGCGCAACCATTCGTCGATTTTGGGAAGCGAATCGGTTACCCTCCTGGCCTCAGTGCTCATTCGCCCCATCTTCGTGCCCATCAACTCAATGCGGCGGATGCCAAACCAACTCAATGGAACGACAGTATACAGTGGTTTCCAGGACTCCTCGCCGTGGCAGATCCAGATCGTCGTCTAGCTGCTATTACCTATCCGGACGGACGGGCCGGTCAAGCCAATGATTTCGAGGCCGAGTTGGTCTGCAGCCTAGTGCAACAGATTTTTCTCACTTACTCTCAGTGCTTAGTCAATGAACTTGACACAGACGACAACCCAAAGGTCGCAAGCCATGCCTTGCACACGCCGTACACTTTCTGGGATCAGGGTTTGGGCATAGTCACGCCGCATCGCGCTCAGCGTGCACTCATTATACAGCGCCTACGGCAGGTCTTCCCCACGCATCCGCCAGAGAGAATTGATGCTGCCGTTGACACTGTAGAACGCTTCCAGGGAGGTCAGCGCGATACCATTATCATTTCATTTGGGGTTGGTGATCCGGATTTGATTGCGGATGAAGAGGAGTTCCTTCTCCAGCTTGAACGCACGAATGTTGCTATCTCCCGCGCCCGCGCCAAGTGCATACTAATTATTTCCGACGATCTGGCCTACCATCTTCCTTCAGATCGCCAAACTCTTCTGACGTCAAGAGCCGTCAAATCCTACGTCTCTGATTTCTGCCGCCAGACGACATCAATCGATGTGCCCGTAGCTGGCGAAACGGCACGTGGCGTGGTTCTTCGTTGGCACTAGTCATGGAGCACGGTCGCTACCTGATGGATGAACAAAGCGAATCAAAGAGAGAAGCGATTAGCGAGAAAAGCGCCCTTAATGCCATTTGTCCGTACTTCACAATGTTCCCTTTGGAGTTCCCGCTTAGAATTCTTACACGGAGAGCCGATCCTGGCAGCTGGGTGCTTGATCCCTTCTGCGGCCGTGGCACCACGAACTTTGCCGCCCGACTGCTTGGTCTCAAATCCTTGGGCGTGGACGCCAGTCCTGTCGCAGTAGCGATCACGGCCGCCAAACTCGTGACTACCACTGCAGATAAAATCGTTTTTGAAGCCCACGAAATACTAGAGAGCAAGATTAACGTTCAAGTTCCCGAGGGGGAGTTTTGGAGATGGGCCTACCACCCCGATGTGCTAACTGCGTTGTGCCGTTTTCGATCAGCCTTTTTGGATGATTGTTCGACACCAACCCGAATCGCATTGCGTGGCATTATGCTTGGCGCGCTGCATGGCCCCAAGCAAAAAGAATTTCCTAGTTATTTTTCCAATCAGTGTCCACGTACCTATGCGCCAAAGCCTGCCTACGCGACCCGTTTCTGGCAGGACCGAGGGCTTGCTCCTGAAGAGATGAACGTTCTTGATGTGATCGAACGGCGAGCCAAACGCTACTATAAAGAATTGCCCGTCACGACTGGAGCCGTGAGACTTTCTGACAGTCGCAAGGTGGGGGCACTCAAACCACCTCCAAAAGTCCGCTTCAAATGGGTTGTCACGTCGCCACCGTATTATGGCATGCGCACCTACATCCCGGACCAATGGTTGCGCAATTGGTTCGTAGGCGGACCTGATGTTGTGAACTATACGAACCAAGGCCAGGTAGTCCACTCGAGCGCAGAGGCTTTTTCTGCGGACTTGCGACAGGTCTGGCGCAACGCAGCAAGCGTGTGTGACGACAACGCCAAAATGGTGATCCGCTTCGGCGCCATTACAGATAGGAACGTTAACCCCGTCGATCTAGTCAAAATTAGCCTACATAAGACTGGTTGGCGCATTACGACGATCCGAAAAGCCGGCTCTGCATCGGAAGGTAAACGTCAAGCCGATGCATTCCTCCGTTTCAAGAGCAAACCGATGGTGGAATACGATGTATGGACAGTGCGAAACTGTTGATTGGGACGGACGCTCTAAAGTCTTTAGCTTTCCAGGTAAGCGGGCATCTCATGCCGAAGAAACCACCACGAAAGAATGACGAACCTGCACTGATTATCGACTTGACCAACGAAATGGACGTCGACTGGCTGCGGGCAAGAAGGCTGAAGCAGGAGGCCCTCGAAGGCGACCAGGCCGCCCAAGCCGAACTCGACCGCATGGAATCCACCAAGCTCACGGAGGTCAAAGATGATTGATCTCATGATGGAAGACCTGGGCAATCTGGCCCTCAGGCGCGCCCTGGTTCTACTCGGTTCCGTGGCCCTGCTCCTCATGGCAGCAGTCAAGAACTTCACCTGCGGTGCCTAGCACTATTGCATAGAAGGTGGGCTCTTATGGCTCTTATAAATTGTCCTGACTGCAGCCAACTGGTTTCCGACCAGGCCCCGGCTTGCCCGAACTGCGGCCGGTCAATTGTGACGGCGAGCGTCAGGGAGAAGCCCCAAGAAGGAGTATTTCTCCGCCTTCTGAACGAAAGCTTTTCCAAGGTTCTGCTCACCATCGGAGTCGTGGTCGTAGGCACGGTGATCGCAGTCTTCATAGGTGCTGAAGATCCCAAGCCAAAGCCTTCTGCACCTCAGATTTCGTATCCCATTCAGATGCATATTGCAGGAACGGCCGAGGGCTTCAACTCGCCTACCAAAGACCGCGCGGATAGAATCGGGTTCATTGGTGGGGGTCAGAAGGTAACAGCCCTCGAAAAAGCGGGTGGTTTCTACAAAATCAGGCTGTCCGACGGAAAAGAGTGCTGGGTGCAGGAAGGCTACTTGAAACCGACACAATAGAACACAGGACCTATTTCTCCCAGGTTTGTGATGGATGAACTCTTAACGCAAGTGGTTTCCGATTGGAAGAAAAACGGCGATTACCACGATGTCTCTGGGAAGCTGTGGGTGCCGGGAGCCTTCATCTCCGGATCTACGAAATGCCAATCAAATGGGACAGGATCCCCGGCTATGACGTTTACCGCCAGACTCGCATATGCAGAGTACACGGATTTGCCCGGATTTACTTGGTCAGCGGGTTGATGGCTGCGGCCCACAACTGGAATCCTTCGCTGGATATAAGGCATCCCGACTTTGAAGAGGCCAAGGGGATCACCGAGGTAGTAGATCCTGAGAACTTCATTGGCCTTAATAACTCATTCAGAGAGGGAATGCGGGTAAGTGTACAGTACCACGGCCGGAAAGTGCATTTGCTTGTCAAAGAGCGCCTCCCAAAGGGAAACTACAGGGGGATGATAACCGGTTTTTCCCCTCCTGGAGAGACCTGCGATGACCTGGCGCTGGATGAAGAAGTGATCTTCCGAGCCTCAAGC